GAATGATATCTTATCCAATCTTGATTGACCTACCTTATAAATAAAGTTTTTATCGGTTGTTTTTGCAGGTAAACTAACATATGGAACAACGGTTTGTTGTCCATTTATTAAAAACTCATTATATCTGTTATAATATTGTAAATTCATTTTTAATTAAATTTTACCTTACCATCAAAGGTTTTTTCTTTATTGTTTATATTCACACTTGAATACAAATCTTTTATATCATTTTTTTGTTGTGACGTTCCACTAACTTTTGTATACTTTAATCCAAATTTAACATTGTTTTCAAGTGGACTTTTAATTAATTGTAAATACAATGGTTTAGTTTTAATTTCATCATATCTCTTTTTATTAATTTCAGTATATTTGTTATATCCCGCACATTCCGTAATAGCTTTATCAACAACGTCAGTAACACTAATCGTATCACTATAATTTTGACTATTCAAAATAAAAGTTTTTAATTCATTTCTACTATTATCATCATTTAATATGTGAGCCATGACTTGATAAAATCTATTAGCCGGATTATCCGACATCAAATCTACGGTATATGTAACATTGTCAACATCATTAATTTTGAGTCTATCATCATTAAACGTAGATGATATTTTTGTATATTTATCATCGGCCAAATATAATAAATTATCACCCTCAACCACACTATCACCTATTTTATAAAATTCCTCATGTTTAAGTGTTATTTTTTCTAAGTAGTCCACCAACTGAGTAAATTGATCTTCCGTATCACCTGAAATATCATAAACTTGAGGTTCATTATTTGAATTCATTACCCCGTCAGTTTTTGATATTATTAAGTTTGCCTTTCTTATATATTGAATATAGTTCTGTTGTAATAAAACTAAATCCTTCACACTATTACTTACATTAGTAATGAAATCAGTTTTAAAACCTGAAACATATTCTTTTAATTTATTTTCAATTTCCCTCTTATCACTATTATTAATTAATTGATCATTCGCAACAACCACTTTCATAAATGGATCATTTCTTTGTGATATGTCAGTATTAACTTTATTGAATAGTTTTTCTAATTTATCCTCAACTTGACTTGGTTTACCATAAATCGGTACTTCTATCTCTGGTGTGAAATCCGCAGTTCCTTTAGAATAATCTCTTTCATTATATAATAAATCAACAATACCAATATTATAATTTTTACCTACACTAGCATTAGTATTAATGAATGTATCAAAATATTCTTTAGTACTATTCCAATAGTCATTAACGAATTTAGTGTAATCAATATCAGTATCACCCGATATTGTACCAATCGCTTCACCACCTTTTTTAGGTTCTTGATTTACAACATCCGAAGTAGTTGTTTTAGGTTGATTAGATAAAATTTTCTCAACCATATATTTGTCTCTCGCTTCAGTACTTTCAGTTGCCGTAGCTCTTTCATCGTAAATTTCAGTATTCGCATAATAGTTGAATGATAATGCGTTTTGTAATTCTTCCACAGGTTCTTTAAGTCCGTGTCCTCCAATAAAGTTAAACGCTAATGTTATTTTAGCTATCATTGGTTGTACACCAATACCTTCAGGGTTTAAATCAAATGTTATTGGGTCGTAAGTTATACCTAACGATGTAGGAACAATCTTACTATGGTAGAAGTCACCCATTCTTAAGATTAAGATCGGAGGAGCCCCAAATGACGTGTTTAACGCATCATTATATTTTGGTCTACCATCAGGTCCAATTACAGGAATTGTTTGACCAGGTCTCACGCATTGGTTCAAGAACGTTAGTCTAGCATTCAATCCCTCAGGTGTGGTTGAGTGGAAAGCAGGATTAAAATATTTAATCTTTTCTTTTATACTATCGTAAATCATAGGATCAGTTTCCTTAATGACCTCAAAATAATCACACTCTGAAAATAAGAATCTTAATATTTTTTTAGATATACCATCTTTTATTTTTTGTTCCACCGTTATATTAGGTGTTGGTTTGATCGTATTAGAAGGATTACCATTTGGATCAATTTTTGATGGATCTTTTTGTGTGGTTGATGTGTCCGTAACGGTAGGGGTTTCATCGGTTTTTGGTTCAGGTGGTACCTTCGCCTCAATTTTTGATAACGCAACTCGTCTACAAGCCATTGCAGGTACTGACCACCATTGTGATGCACTAGTTACAGGTCCTGTTGCCGTCCCTTGTTTAATATCCACCGAACAATCAACAGATGTGTTATTGTTTGATGTTGTTTTAGGTATTATCGTTTGTTCACCAGTTGCATCAAAATCAATAGTTAATAAATTCTCCTTTATTAAATCACTCACTTTTTTATCACCAAGTGTTTGATTATTAAACCATTTTTTAACGGTATCAACCCTTCTTAATGATAAATTTTTATTATACCCTACGGTTGCAGGTGCCGATGCAGAACCTTTTAATGTTATTTTAACGGTACCCTTTTTATCAATTATAACTTCTTTTAATTTTGCCAAAAAGTCAGTTTTTATTTTAGTAAAGTTACCTTCAATTACATCACTAAAGAATGATTGAATACCATCTTTTGTAAATTCATTATTACCGACATATACTTTATCAGGTGCCTTCGTCACATATGTTGTGGATTTTTTATTAACATATGTTGTATACCAACTATCAAATGGTTGTGTTGATGTTGTTGCATATGTACCATAACATTCAGGACAATCATTTTCAAAATAAAATCCATAATTTAAGAATTCATCTAATATGTCTGTTGGTTGTGGAGTTGATTCAGCATTTTTAGTTTTTGACTCATTTCCAACACCAGCCGGTAAACCATCTGAATTTTGAGCGTCTTTTACGCTAGCAGCATTAATAGCCGTGTCACTAGGTATTTCAAACGCAACTTGCCCCAATTCTTCATTGGTTAATCTTGGGTTATTTAATATTTGTTGATATGTAAATAAATCTCTTGTTGGTATCGTATTAAATTTAATACCCAATTCATACATATCATATTTTGTACATCCCGCAAAGAATGAATCCACAATTGAATCAACTCTTTCTTTTGCCGCTCCTGATAATTGTTTTTGAATAATGGTATTCATAATCGAAGGGTGATCGACAACAATCTTCCAACTTATACTACCTTTTCTTGAAGTATTTTTATACGTGTAAATTGGTTCAGGTCTACCTAAGAAATTGGTTGACGAGAAATCAGGAGTACTATCATCACTAAATGATATATCATATGGTGGGAACCACATGACTCTACCCCCATTTGGACCTTTTTCACAAACAGGTAAATCATCATAAGTAAACCCAGGTCTATCTGAAGTTCTCCATGCTAAGTTCTCAATAGAGAACATATATTTTTTAACTTTGTTGTCTACAATGTTTGTTGATCCCGGATTCTTAAGTGGAGCAATGTTAAGGTTATAAGTCTTATCCAATACAGAATAAGAGAATTTTCTACCTTCCGTAGTAATACCATCACTCTTTTGTAAATCAGCATATGTGAAATAAGGGGTATCCTTTTGGAATACTCTACAATATTCAATACCCGCTTGAGAACCATCTGTCTGATCAGTATACGATAACACCATTGACCCTTTAGTCATTTCCTTGTACCCATCATTGAATACTTTAGAAACTTGGTTAATTGCATTACCTACGTGTTTTAATCTTGCTTGTCCTTGTACCTTATCCGCAGACTCAATAAGTCTTTGTGTTTTATCTAAGATTGAATCTCCTTTGAAGTCTATGTCTGTAGATTGGTATCTATCATAGTCACTTCTTATAGATTCAAATTCCTGATCTAAGTTAGTTACCGCACCTCCAGGTCCTACTTTAAAACCTGCGTTGTCTCTATATTTTGGTGATGTCCAAACAAATTGTCCTGATATACCACCACCATTAGAATATGATTTTCCTTTTAATCCAAATTGTAATTGAGATTCATTTCCTTCATATAAAATACCAAGTTCCTGAGGACCATATACAATTGTTTGTATTTGTCTTCCATCTTTACCGATAGGTACTTGATTTGCCGGTGAATCAATTTGTGAAGGTTCAGAATTTGCACTACCAACATAATAACCACCACTTTGTGCTTTATCTTGATCAAATAATCTATCAATTGCCGTTGTGGCACCTTGTATAATTCCTCTATTGTATGCCGGTCTATATTTGTTATAATCTAAACTTGAAAATAAAACCGATCTTTGTCCAAACCCTGTGTTCGCAACAAATATTTCAGACGGGTTCTTAAACCTATTTAATATAGGACCTAAAAATCCTCCCGTTAAATTATTCGCAACATTTAGAGCCGATTCAGTCTGAGGAGAATCAATGAAGTTTTCATTAAAATAATCACCCGGAATAAATGAAACAGGGAAATAAGTCCCCGTTAGTCTATTTGCCAATCCAACTGCGGCAGTTATTGGGTTTTCAGGTACGGTAATCCTCCAATTTTTATCAAAAAATGGTTGTTTACCCGTTGCAACCATACTAGCACTAAATGGATCCTGTAATGAATCTAAATTAACCCTACCAATAGTTGTTTGTAGTATTTCACTCGCAATTCTTTCCTCAAATAAACTTTTAAGTTGAGCAGCACCAATTTTGGCTAAATAGGTATCTTGTGATAACGGTCCATTAGATCCTGTTGGATTATCACTAAAAATTATTTCATATGGTGAATATGTTGAGTTGACAAATGAAGAAGGATCCCAATAAGGTGTATATAATTTAGGATTACCAACAACGTCAGTAATGATAACTAAATCTTTATAACCACCTTCAGGTCCATAAACATTTTGAACGTATGCAGCATCAATATAAAATTCATTTACTAAATCTAATACCGTATCAGTTGGTGCGTATGGTCCTGAATTTGACGCAACAGGTAATGGTGCTCCAGGTACTGAATATTTCCCATCATAACCACCATCAGGTCCGTACTCATTAAGTGAGTATAATCCATCTGCTAATATGTTTGTTGATATTAAAGAATCGGGCGAATCAATGACATTGTTTACAGATATACTTGTTTCGTAATTAACACTATTACTACTAGGAGAATAAGATCCTGGTACCGAATATGGTTGTAAATTACGGGCTAATAATATATCCCTAAAATTTGACGAAGATGCAAACGATAATGTACTATCTGACATACTTTTTTATTTATAAATACCTTGAGAATTTTTTTATAGAAAACATAATTTTAAGAATTTTCTATTTCTTACCCACCAAGTCCTGAGTTTGAATCCATATATGTTTTTTTAAATTCCGATTTCATCTTAGGATCTACTATTGCTTCCAACACTTTTTTATTAAATTCCGCAGTACTAAGTGATGTTCCCCCATCTCCCTTAATAGTAAGAGTATGGTTAACCTCACCACTAACTTCAGATTTTGTTGACACCAAATTAAAAGCCTTAACCACCTTTTCAACAAAATCATTACCTAATATACCTTCCATATCTTTATAAAGTTGGTTAGATTTGTCATCATCAGCAAGTGGTTTGACTCCAGTTACAGGCTCATATACCGTTTGGAGTCCTTGTTTAATATTCCCGTACCCTTCAACCATCGCACTTCCAAACCCTGTAGCAATTTCTTTTCCAATTTTTATTAAATCAGGAGCAAGTTTTGCCATATCTATCATTGCCCCAGAATAATCACCTTGTAATGTCTTAATACCAGCACTTTCTATGTCACCAGCAACCGTACCATATTTTTCTCTAGTGTTACCTACATTTACCCTTTCCTTATTAGTTGCTGCATTAACAGTTTCAGTTCTAACCACATTGACGGCATTATAAAATCTATCCATCGCTGGACTTGTGGCCTTACCAAGTGTTGTGGCAGCCGTTCCACCTTTTATTTTAGCGTTAATTTGATCCATCACATTTAATTGATCTAAAGCAATGTCTTCTATAGTTTTACTTTCGGCAGATTGTTGTTCTTTTAATTTTGTAATTTGTTCGGCAGTTAATTTTGAAACATTCACCTCCTCCATTTTACCAGTCGTATCATTCTTTATTTGAACAAAAGCCTCTCCACCTTTCATTTGTGACATATTGGCAATTAATGTCTTATCTTCTTCAGATGCCGCTAAACTTGGGAATTTTATTTTACTCATCTTCATATCAAACTCAGATGCTTTTATTGACATATTTGCTAATTCTTTTGCGGGGATACCCATTTCTTTAGCGACTTCCATTAAACGTCGTTTAGATCCTGGCATTATTTCAAATTTACCCGTTTCTTTATTAAAACTTGAAAATTCTTTTGCAATGTTACCAATTTCTTTTTGTAGTTGTTCAGGATCATTCATACTTAAATCCATTGCCTTTAATGGATCCAACAATGCACTACTTGAAACACCTAACCTTTGTAGACCAGCAGCCATTTCAATTGCCCCTTCAGGATTAAAAACTTTATCTGTTACGGTTTGTACGTGTTCCATAGTTACACCCATAGATGCCGCATTTGCTGCCATTTTAGCTAAACCTTTAACTCCATTATCAAAATTATATAAATTCATTTTATATAAATTGTCAACAACAGATTTTGATACCGCACCTACATTAGCCCCAACACTTTTTGCGTAATTAGCCACTGTCGCCATTTCATTACCGACATCATATAATGATATACCAACACCCTTAAATTCTTTTGCTAATTCACCAGCATTAATTTTACTTACTTCAGCGGCCGCTCCCATTTCTCTAAGAGCTTCAGTACTCATAGTTGTATTAACCCCAAGCGATGTCGGCACATCTTGTAACACTTTAAAAGCATCTGAAGAACTAATACCTAACCTTAACATTTCCGGAATTGCATCCGCAATTGTTGTTTTCATCTCGGCCATTCTTGACTGACCAAGACCCATGGCGTTGGCTAATTCTTGACCTTTTTTAGTTAAAAAATCAGCACCTTCAAAATTAGTAGGGTCTAAACCATCTACTATTCCTTTAACCGCAATACCGGCCTCAGCCAATGGATTTTTTACCGCTTCCCCAAAACTTTTAGCCTGATCCTCATTTAAAAAAGTTTCAAAACCAGAAGAGGTTTCTGTGGATTTTGTTTTAGACGCATTAGATTCACCATCTTTACGAGCATTAGAAACTATTTTTTGTAGTTCTTTAAACTGATCGTCAGTTATTTTTCCTTTAAAATCATCTAATCCACTCATTGATAGTTTTTACTATAAATATTTACGTATTAGTTTTAGGCGTATTATCCTCCACAATCTTATCTAAGAGATATTTTCTAATATAGGTTGGTAACCTTAAGAATTCATTATATGATACCCTTAAGAATTTTGCCAAGTAATAAAATTCATCTAATAAATATTTTGTGTGATTAGAAGAAAGGCCGAAAAAACTCCACCCCAAAGTTGATGACAACATCAACCTTTTCTCCTGATGGGGCGTAAACTGTTTTCCTTAAATCCAATCTCGATTCGTTTTCTTTAAGGAAATTTCTTATGAACTTAGAATCACCAATTGGCATATTTTGACAAAATACACTTATTTCATTTCTATCAGGACTACCATTTAATTCTAAAATGGTTTTATTTAACCTTGTTGTTACCGTTGGTGCAGTATATCCAACAGGATATGAATCAACTATTTTTGCAATTTCAATTGTGTCATATAAACTTAACATTTTAATTTTAACATCCGCTTTTGATTGTGGTAATTTAACTGTAAATGTACCATCTTCATCAGGTTGTACTTTTGGTTTTGTAAGATTTAATTCATCCAACATAATTGACGACTCAAAAGATTGACCATTACTTGGGTCAATAGTTGTTATTCTATATTCAGGTCCGAAAGATGTGTTACGAAGAAATAAAAGAATCGCTTCAATATCACTTTCCAATAATTCCTCAGGTCTAATGTCTCTTTCGTAAAGTTTATTTCTTAATAAAGGTAAAACAACACTTTCATTAATTGTTTTACGTGAATCAATATTAACTAAAATATTTTCATCACTCGCAGTTAAGTAACCAACCTTAACACTTTTCTTTTTAGATTTGTAGAATAAACCACCTGAAGGTAGTGTCACCACATCATGTGGTAAGTTAAAGTCCATTTGCCCGTAAGCAGCCGTATCTTGATCCATTTTTTTATATTTTTTTTTAATTTATTATCGCACAAAAAACCGTATACACTATAAATGTACACGGTTAATATTAAAAGTAAATTTTTTTAGTATACTAATATACAACGATCCATACGAATGTTTGAAGAGATTCCAGCGATCTTATCAGAGTCATATGATAATGAACCACCATCATATCCTGTTAACCAAGCTCCTTCTAAAATCCATTTCTCAACAACAACTCCCGTTGGGTCTAACATTTCCAAATCAACATTTTTCTTGTATCCCGCAGCATAACCCATACGACCTGTCACAGACTCAGCACATAAACGAATCCATTCCATAACCGCTTGAGATGCAGAAGGTCCGATTGGATCTCTAAACTTAACTGAAATTTCTTCCCAGTTGAATCTACCCGCAACGTATGTTTCAGTGTTCAAGAAAGGAATGTTCACTGAATTGATCTTTAATTTAGGTCTCGAAGTACTCTCCACATACCACTCATTAATTCCAAGTGATGATGGGAACCTTAAAATCCAACGGTTTTCACGTTTAGGTTCGTAAGGAATAGGCATTTTCATTAACAAATCAGCCATAATTTTTTATTTTAGTTTTAAGTTTATTTTAGTTTTTATTATAAATATCACGATAATAAAATTTTTCTATTTACTTCCATTTTTTTTGGACATATTCTTATACTAGACCAGACAAACTAGTTAATATAATTTCTTTTGTCCTCCTGCAGTTAAATAAGTCTTTAATATATTATCTTCTTTTTTATCAAAATGCTTCTTCATAGTTTCTACATTTCTTACATCATCATCTGAAAATCCAATAAATGGTGTAAAGTAATTACTAATCTTGTTTTTCATAAATGCCTTTTGTTGTAATGAATGTGATAAATTTCTCACATAACTTACAAATTCTTCCATTGCATTTATTTTACCTTGTTCAGGGTTAGTAGCAGAACCTTCTCCGAAAGACACAGGATGAAAACGACACATATCTAAGTAAGATCGTATTAATTGATCTTTAGATAATTTTTCTTCATCAGCCAAGTCTCTATATTTTAAAAGGTTTTTTGCTAACTGATTTGAATCCAAACCATATTTGTTTTGTTTGATCAATCTATAAACCGCTTCTTTTAACATTGAAGGTGTGTGACCTCTCGCAGTTACAATTGCAAAAATTGACCCATTATTAATTGCTTCCACAAAATCATTCCAAGCCGGTCCTGTTGGTGATGACATTGCATCCTTTAAGAATTGTTTGTCCCCCAATACACCGAAATCTCTGAAAGGTTCTTTATCAAAATAAACTATGGTATGTCCTTCATATTCGAAAGGTTCTTTACCAACATCAGTTCTATATTCCGCAAAATCTTCCGTGGACATACCAACACTATTACCTTCATCGTCTTTAAGGTAAATCTTTGTTGGCATAAACATAAGGTTATCATCCCAGTCAAATGCATAATATTTCATTACCGGAGTTTTTCTTTCCTCTATAATTTCGTTAATAATTTGTTTAACGATATGTTTATAATAATTTTTCATACATTAATAAATATTAGGTAAATAAAAAAAGGGGAACGAATTCCCCTTTTCCTTTAAATTATTTGTCTGATTAGATATTATCAAACGATGCTCCTGTTGGAGTGATGTAGAATGTTATATCTATGAACTCTAATGAACGAGTTGGTTTGATATAGATTTTACCTACCATTTGATTTCTGTCTAAGTCTTCAGTGTCACTTGAAACCGTAACTCTAAAGTCGTATAAACCTCTATCTCTTCTGATTGCGTCTAAGATTGGATTAACCGCATTTAAGAAGTCTTGTCTTACTTGTTCGTCGTTTTGATCGAATAACAATCTCACAGAAACTGCTGAAATCAATTTACGAGCTTGTAATAATAATCTTCTCACGTTAATTCTATCAAGAGCAGATTCTCTAATTTGAAGAGTTTTGTTACCCCAAATTACCGTACCAACATCAGAGAAGGTTGCAATTGGGTTGATTCTTCCTTGGTAAAGAGTATCTCTATCCTCTTGAGTCAACTTCTTACGTGCTTTGATTGAGTTCACAATACCTCTTGTGTAACCTGCCGCTGCGAACCATGGGAATGCAATGTTATCGGTCAATGCCAAGTTTCTCGTCACCTCAGCCGTTGCTGGAATGTAGATTTGAGTATTGTTTACACTATCACGAGTTAATACCCATGGGTAGTAAGTTGCCGTGTAGTTAGAGTCAATTCCTGTTTGTTCTAAGTTGTCAACCGCTTCTTGTGGGTAGATCAATCCATCTCCACCTGTAGTTGTAGGTAAGAACAAGTTGTAGTCAGGAGTTGTAGTAATATACAATGAGTCAGCTCTGTCGTTCTCGATCATATCGATTGTAGACTCAACTAAGTCACTATTGTTTACATAATCAATACCTGGTGATACAAATAAATTGATGTTAACCGCTTCAGGATTAGAGAATGTTTGGATTCCTAATAAGTAAGCGTAGTAGTCAGTATTTGCGAAACTTTGTGTTCCATCACCGATAGAGATTTGTTTAAATGCTCCCCATCCTGATGCTAATGGATATCTTGGTGAAGGACAAGCCCCGTTCAAGAATCCATTTCTACCAAGTACATATCTGTCTCCGTTTGTTCTATATTCTCTATAGATATCCCATCCATCGAAACCACCATAGAACATTGTTGTGAATTTTCTTGAGTAAATTCTGTAGTATGGACTTGTTTCATTTGTAGGTTCTTGTTGGAATGTAGCATCACCAACATAGTATTTAGGTGTTCCACTTGTTGTGAACGCTGGTCCGATTTCAATAACACTAGCGTCTTTGTCCATGTGGAATCCTCTTGTTTCGTATGACCATTCAAAACCATCAACATTACATAAATCGATTGGTGCACGTTTTCCTTTATATTGGAAGAAGTCAGGGTCAAATCCTACATTGTTTGAGAAACCTAAGTAAGTTCTTCTTACGTTATCACCATTTGATCTGATTGCATCATCATTACCATTTGTGAAACCGAATGGTGGGTTATAAATAATCTCACCTGGGAAGTCATATTTAGTTTTATAAACAGGGAATGGAGGTCTTACACCACCATACTCTCTAAATGCATAACCATCAAAACCACAAGGTAGTGAGTCAACAGGTGCATCCTCGTTCATCTCAACCATAACGTATTTAGAGTTCAATGCGTATTCACCATCTAATGAACCAATTTTCTTAGCGATGAAGTTGTTTTGACTTGGATCCATACTACAATTAGTAAATTTCTCTA